AAGAGCGAAATGGAATCTATGAATGTGACTTCGAATATCCTGTAGGCGGTCACAACTACGATAGAATCAGACTCGGACGGATAATCGCCGTAGAGCATGACGATACGAATGATATCCAGCCGTTCGATATAGTGTCATATTCTAGACCAATCAACGGTATAGTCCAATTCCATGCAGTGCACATCAGTTACAGACAGAGCAAGATGGTAGCGTCAGGAACGGGCATAAATTCACTCTCAGATGCTTTTTCTATGCTCAACAACGCAACTCCATCGAATCCGTTTATTTACGTTACAGACCAATCTCAGACAGGGTACATGGCATCTGCTGATGGTACACCGAGGACGGTCAGACAGTTTCTCGGTGGTGTTGAGGGGTCGATTCTTGACACATACAGAGGTGAATATGAGTGGGATAGATTCAGAGTCATATTCCATCAGAACAGAGGCGTGGAAAGGAACTTTACGATTCGGTACGGGGTAGATCTTACGACATACGATGAGGATGCAGATTATATGGAATCCTATTCAGCGGTAGTTCCTTATTGGAAAGGCTCGGACGCTCTTGTGGTCGGAAACAAAGTTGCCGCAACAGGAACGAGCTACAACGGCAGGGAAGAGTGCATACCTCTTGACCTGTCAGACAAGTTCGAAGAACAGCCTACCGCAGCAGACCTTGAGTCATATGCACAGAGTTATCTTGCTTCAAGTAACAGTATGCTCCCGAAGCAATCTATCAAAGTGGACTTTGTAAGGCTCTCGGATTCGGTGGAATACAGGAATCTGACGCCTCTTTACACATTCAGACTTTGCGATACTGTCAGAGTGGTGTTCCCTCGTTACAACATGGACGGAAGGTTCAAGATCGTAAAGACCGTGTATGACGTATTGCTTGAAAGATTCACCGAAATGGAACTTGGTTCTTTGTCTACCACTCTTGCTGAAGCATTAGGGATATAAGGAGAAATTATGAACACAGGAACTAAAATCAGAACTATAGCTTTTGCTGTTGCTTGCGTCAATCAGGCGATAGCAAGTGTCGGTGCAGTGGATTTGGGCAACGCGACAGCCAATCTTGTCTACAACATCATCTCACTTGCTTTCACCATCGCAGCAGGGTCATTCGCTCTTTACTACAACAATGATTTTACAGTCGAAGGCGAAACGGGAACGAAGATTACAAGAGAGATGAAGGCTCTGCGTGACTTTGAGACCGAAAAGGTTGAAGAGCCTGCGGACTCATTCATCGTAGAAGATGAGGACGGGGGTGAGGTCGATGGGGAAGAATAATTTTGAACTCCTCAAGATAGCAGAAAAATACCTCGGATGGAACGGCAGAGAGTTCTGCGGAATGTCATCTAACTGGTGCAACGTATACGTCTGCAAGATATTCAAAGAAGGTGGTGACGCATCACTCTTTTACGGTGGCAAGATGGTCACATACTGTCCGACCTCGATCCAATGGTGCAGGGCAAACTTGGCACAGATTCCGATTTACCTCGCTCTTCCAATGGATGTAATCTACTTTGATTGGAATGCCAACAATGTTCCCGACCACATCGGTTTTGTCAGAGAAAGACTGTCAGACCAAGCGGTGAAGACAATCGAGGGGAACACTACGTCAAGGTTCGTGGTTGCTTATCAGACAAGACCTGAAAGCAAAGTCCTCGGGTGCTATAGACCGCACTTCAAGCCAACTGCATTCGATGCGAATAAAAAGCTGACTGTGGACGGATATTTCGGTTATAACAGCATCGCAGTGATGCAGAGATGGCTCGGAGTGAAAGTAGATGGAATACTCGGCAAGGGTACTGTCAAGGCTCTTCAGAAGAGACTCGGAGTCGCACAGGACGGCTCATGGGGGACTAAGACATCAAATGCACTTCAGAAGCTGATAGGCACAACAGTAGATGGTGCTTTCGGAGCAAAGTCGGTCAAGGCTCTACAGACATATCTCAATAAGAAAGTGTTTCCCAGTACAGTAAAGAAGACGCTCGGTGACAGGATCGTAGACACAGCCAAGTCATATGTCGGGAAAGTACCTTATGTGAAGGGTGGAACTGACCTCAAGAAGGGCGTAGATTGTACAGGCTTTGTTCAGGCGATATACGGACTCAACGGCATCAAACTCGATAACAAGCTGTCTTCATGGGGCAAGAGCATCGGCAAAGATGCAAGCAAGGCTCTCCCGGGCGACATCTTCACATACAAAGATAAGACGGGCATCCATCACGGGATCTATGTCGGTAATGGCAAGGTCGTGCACGCAGCCAATCCGAAAGAGGGCGTGAAGATAAGTAAATACAATTCAATGAGCAGACCGCTGGTTGGGATTCGTAGGAGGTGGAAGTAAGTGACAGACAAATTGATCATAGCGTTTCTTGGATTTATAGGGGCGTTGATAGTCGCACTAAAGCCAATCCTCGACCTCAACACGAATATCACAGAATTGAAAACGAGCATAGATAACTTCAAACAGTCAGTTGACAAGCTGGACTCCCGTATCACTAAACACGGTGAAGAAATAGACAAACTTAAAGAGACCGTCGCAACACACGAGGTCCGCATCGAGAATCTTGAAAAGAGAGGCTAGATATGAGTCAGAAAATTGATGTAAATATTACTCCAAATGCGCTGTCGATGCCTACACTGTATTTCAGCCAGGGCGATGTCGGCAGAACATTTCAGATCGAGGTGGTTTCGTCTGAGGGCTACGACATCCCGTCGGGCGCAACTGTCAAGATCCAGGCTACTAAGCCATCAGGCTTTGGCTTCAGCGTTACAGGAACTATAACCAATAACGTTGTAGAGTTCAGCATGACCGAGGCCATGACCGACGAGGCTGGCAGATTCCCTGCAGAGCTGGAGATCACAAGCGGGAACACTGTGATTGGAACCGCTAACTTCTATATGCGCGGTGAGGTCAACCCGCACCCTGAGGGGACTGTCGACGGCTCCCAGGGCAGCATCGTGCCGGAGCTGACACTACTGGTCGAGAGAGTCGAGGCAGCTGCTGAGTCTGTGCATGATCTGAGCGTATCAGCCACAACGCTTGCAGCCGGATCCGACGCAACGGCAACGTATGACAGCACAAACAACAGCATTGCTTTCGGAATCCCAAGAGGCGCTGACGGGGACGTAACAAGAGCGGAATTCAATCAGGCAGTTACTGATTTAAAGAGCGATATTAGTGTTTTAGATGACTGTTCAATTATTCCTCTAATTAAAGATTACTACGTTAAGACAAATGAATCTGTCGGTGCGACAGTAAATTTAACACCACTTTCAAGTTCGTCAGGATACGCTTATGCAATCGTGAATTGTGTCGAGGGTGATACTTTTATAATCAACGGTACTGGTGGCTCAAGTGCGAGGTTGTGGTGCTTTATTGATTCCAGTAATAAGGTAATCGATGTTGCTGTTGCTTCTGAATCTATGAGCAACGGGTCTTTAGTAGCACCTAAAAACACAGCTAAACTGGTGCTGAACTGCACGAGCGCAGGAATGCAAGCATACAAAGGGAAAGCGGTATCAGTGAGAAAAACAGATATATCCTTACCAAGTAAAAACCTTTTGGGGTTTGTAAAAAAGGCAACGTCATCAGATGCTTCGGTCACTATTACCACAGAAGAAAGTTCAATCACCTTTACTGGAACAGCATCGGCAGACGTTGGTTTCAAACTGTATTTTGGTGGTCGCTTGTGTGCATTGGATGCCAACAATGGTGATACGCTCACTATGTCTTATGAAATCGAAAGCGGCACATATAGTAATAGTGGGGTGTATTTAAGTCTTGCCAATGTGTCAGGCACTTCAATGAGGCTCGACCAAAAGAACAAGGTTACATTCAACCTTTCATCGGCAATGAGTTACCTAAATGTTTGGATCAAAAATGGTACAGCTTTCAACAACTTTAAAATCAATATTCAGATAGAAAAAGGCTCAACAGCGACTCCGTTTTGTAGATATGGTGGAGCGATTGCCAACGATAAGGTTGCGAGAGCAAACATAGTAAAACTGTCAGACGCTATAGGCTCAAACACAACTGCGATTGATGCCATCGAGTCAGCGGAATTAGTTACCAATAGGTTCACAGAGTTTGTAGTCGGAACTTTAAGTAGTGGAGTGCCGAGCAGCGCAGACTATAGACTTCGCACTATAAATTACATTCCGTTTGATTGTTTTTACAGGGCAACGTGGGATGGTAGTCACATTGTCAATGTGTGTTGCTATGATGCCGATTACACATACTTGGGTATGACGTCTAACTTTACAAGTGGAGTATTACAACATACCGATATAACAGACTATCAGGATACAGCTTATATCAAATTGCTGTTTGCGACTAACCCAGTAGGAACAATCACACTTGAAGAACTTACAACTGCGAACTTCAAGCTGTATAGTGTATTGGCGCAAGACAATCTGTATGATAACAAAAATGCCAATGAACTTCCGTCGTTATGGAGTGTTCCGTATAGAACAATCAATCAGATGCAAGGTGACGGATTCACATTCGCTATTCAGACGGACACTCATTATGAGAAAGAAATTGACCCGATTTATTATAACTCGCTGAAGAATTTATCGAGAAGAATTGGCTTCGATTTCATAGCAAACCTCGGAGATATAATAAGAGGTTATCAGTATGATACTGTTTCGGATAGCTACGCAGAATATAGAAAAGCTATCAGCGGACTTGTAGACGAAGCAGAGTGTTCAACATTCTGCCTGATGGGAAACCATGACAACAACTCTATGTATGCAGCGGCTACATCAGACATTGACAATGCTTTTCTGCCATCCGAACTGTTCGCACTCTTTGAAAGACTGACAACAACTGAAGACGAGGCTGTTGTGTGGGGCAGTAGGAAAGGACTTTATTTCTACAGAGATTTTGATGATGTGCGAGTCATCGTGCTGAACACATCCGATTTACCGTATGAAGCATTAGGGGATTCAGATATAAGCGTAAACAGACTGGAAATATCTGATGCGCAGGTTGCGTGGTTCACAAACACAGCACTTAATACCGACAAGCAAGTGCTTGTATTATCTCATGCTCCTTTAAGCGGTAGCACTACAGTATACGGCAGAGAGTATATTCTGTCTGCACTCAGCAATTTCGTAACTGGTGGTGGTGTAGTCATTGCTTGCATAGCAGGACATACACATTCGATAAGTGCAACAACTGTTGATGGCATTAATCATATTGTTTGCGACAATGGTAGCGATATATGCGAGGTATTTGCTGTTGATTTAGTGAATAAAACTATAACTACACAGCAGATAGGCAAGAACTTTACAAGTTCAAGGTCGTTTACATATTAAAGCAAAATCTAACACAGACAGGAGATCAATATGAATACATCATTCTAGAATACATTTCTGAAATCTAACGAGACAAAGTAGACCTTTAAGTCAGTAAATTGCTCTTGCTATTTCTGAACCGGTTCTTTATAATCTAAGCCACAAAAGTTAATACGAAAAGAGCCACGCTCCCGAAGCGTCGAAACTTACTAAGAGCGTGACT